TCTTGCGTATCTTGCCACCAGACTTGTAGTACGCTCGCATTACTTACCAGCCTTTTTCTTCCGGCATTTAGCAATAGCCCCCGACGCGTAAGCTGACGGAAACACTTTATATTGTTTTTTTACTTTGGTGTAGCAGGCGTCTTTTACTGTACCGCCTTTTTTATAGTAGCAACGCATCACTTACCTCATTTTACAGGCACGTACACCTTTTGTAGCTTTACCAGCGCCCCGTACTTTGCCGCCAGCCTTGTACTTTGGCACCTTACCGCCTTCTTTCATAGCGGGTTTACGAGTCTTACCTTGCTGTTTATTTAAGTAATCCCGTAATGATAGTCCCGATGCTTCTAATTCTTCTTTAGTAACAGCCGCTTTTTGCCGCCCATCTTTACCAATAAATTTACTTTTCCCGCTTTTTTTAGCCTCCCCAACAGACTTAGCCATACCTTCAGCGGGCATGCCGGGGTCAGTCGCGGCTTTTCGGCGCATCATATCTGCGGTAGGGGCTTTAGTTTTATTGGGTTTAGCCATAGTCGGAGCTTCAGGTGAGGCTTTAGCGGTAGTAACTCCCGCTTTTTTGGCTTTCAACTCTTGGCTTTCATTGGGCCTGCGTTTACCCTTTACGACAGTTTCAGGTATGTCAGAAACCCTTTCCTCTGACTTTTTACCTTTACCAAAAGCCCTGCGAGTCCTAGCTTTCTGTTTAACACTAGGTTTCTTCTTCTTTCTAAACATCCGATCAAATATACCCATAGATCACCACCTTAATTAGCATTTCCAGCGTTTCCTAGCTTGCCGTAGCCTTGAATTGGGGTCTTTAGCCGCTTTAGGAAACTTCTTCATTTGTCCGGCAGAACGGGCACAGTAGGACTTACGCCTGCCAGCTCGCTTACCTGTTGGTTTGTCTTCGGTAACCGCAGTCTTTAACTTAGAGCCGGGGTTATTCCTTCTATACTTAGCTACCCCCTTTGCAGTCATACCTGCACCAGACTTAGTGGGTCGTTTATCGCCGCTCTTCTGGCTCATACCCTTCATACCGGTGCTTTTACGTACTGATCCGCCTTTGGCATAGTAACTACGCATCACTGCATCACTCTATAAGCAGGGTCATTGTATTCCCCGTTCCAGTAAAGGCGGAAACAAAACAACCCTCGCTAGCGAGTATACCGTCATTTGGGATATACACGTCATTCCAACCAGTAGGCAGGGTTAACTGAAGTATAATTTCTCCCGTGGCGCTTCCACTACGGATAGTAAATGCGGCTGCGGCTGCGGCGTTAACTAGAACACCTTGCAGTCTACCGCGTGATGGGCCTACAAGTGCAGCACTATCACTTGCCGCAAAGTTATAAGCTCGTACTTCTTGACCGGCCATAATCTATTCCTTACGGTTGAATTGTAGTGTTAAACGCCTGTGCATACATTACAGTGATGACCGCACTACCAGCGTTAGTAGCCGCTGAAGAAGTTACAGTAAGACGTAGGTCAGAAGAGCCAGTATCTTTCCACGCTAGCGTTCCACCACCTTGGGTAGTAACAGTCTTTAGGCCAACAGTAGTGCCAGAAGCTAAAGTATTAAGGAACGTAGCTGCACCACCACCTGACTGTCCAACACTGATGTTGGTAGTAGCATTAGCTGCCACTTCTAGGTCAACTAGGATGTTAACTATCTTAGAGTTTGCGGGGATAACGATATCGGTGTCTACAGCGGCTAGTGCGCCACCGGACAAGTCAGCTACGTATTGCTGAGTCATTACAACATAGCCAACGTTTGCTACGTCAGTACCTACTGTTGTACCGTTAGTATTACGGATGTTACCTGCCCGAATAGGGCCAGAGAAAGTAGTATTCGCCATTAGAGGATTCTCACATGTGAGTTAAGGCAAATCTGTCTACATGTCGTCAGTCGGGTCTGTCAGATTCACCGGATTGTTTCCCGATGTAAGATAACTTATCACAGTGTGTGTCTTTTAGTCAAACATAAAAAAAGGGGCCGAGGCCCCCTTTAGTGCAACATGTTACGCCCCCGGAGAGCCGTATATGCCTAGTGGATCGGAAACACCAAACGAGTAGCGTTCACGAGCCTTGTATCGGCTGTTGCCGGTATCGAAGTCAGCATCCATAGAAGTAGCCATAGGACTACGAACGAAGTGCTTCAAACCGTTAGGTACGTCAGTCATCATAAACCAAGCGTCGGTGTCAGTCAGATAGTGATTGACCGCATATCCGCCGGGTACTGCGCCGTTAGACATAATGGCGTTGATGTCGTTATCAGCCGTTCCTACACGACCCTCAGTCTCAAGCAAGCGAGTTGCAACAAACTGTAGAGCAGGTGGGATAACTAGCTTCTTAGGCTTGGCCGCGATCAAAAGACCACGCTCATCGGTATAGCCAGCAATCTGAATGATAGCTGCTTCCAGAGAAGTTTCGTTAAGGTCAGCCGCAACCGTAGGTCGGTTGGAGTTAGTGCCACCAGAAACAAGTGGATGCGCTGTTGAACACAGAGATTGCCCGTCACCATAAGTGGTGCCAGCAGCAAAAGCATTGTTCAGGATATCTGACGCTTTAACTTGCTTAGTGTATGCCATAGCGCGAGCCAGTGCTTTAGTGTAACGAGATGACAAAGAGTCATACAAGTTATCTTCGATGGCTTCTTCAGTAATACTAAAGCCCATCGCCACAGTCTCGTGCGTATAACGTGCGCTCCATGCTTCCTGCGCGTTGTCATACTCAATTGCAGAACCTTCCGCCTTAGTTGGGGCAGAGCCAAAACCAGACAGTTTAGTTTCTTCTTCAAAAGAACGGTCAGAGGTTTCAGTCTCGAAAATCTCTTTATGCTCTTCACCATATTTCGCGTACTCTAGACCAAACAGTGCATTCAGTCCGGGTAACAGCTCTTTAAGTAATTGACTTCTTGAAATAGCCATCTAGTTATTCTCCCACGATGCCGGTACCCATTTGATGGTACGGTAGGTTAAATTTAACCAAGACATCAGTCTTAGCGTCGCCAATGGCAGAACCGGGCTTAGTTACAAAACCGATTACTTTAAACGCTTTAGTTGCAGTAGCAGTAGTAGCGTCCAACGCAACGTTGGATTTACCAGTGGAGGTGTTTACAGAAGTAGTTGCATTCTGAGCACCAGTCAAAGGAGCATTATGACCAAGAGCAGTCTGAGCGATAGCGCCGTCAGCTTGTACTTGGAAAGTTACACCCGGATCAGTTACCACGTAAGCAGTGGCATTAGCAGTGCCTGATGGGTAGTACTGAGCAAAGATCAACTGACCTTCAGCATTAATGTATTCACAACCAACGAACACACCCAAAGCACCAATACTGCTGCCGCCAAGGTTGTTAGTAGTTGCGTCTGCACCAGTGCCAGAAGCTAGTTGGACGTATCCTGCGTTTAGTTCAACAATAGAACCATAGCCAATATTTTGAGCTACGCCAGCAGGAGTAATAAGAAAAGCGTCACGGGCACCAGCGTATGGTGTTCCGTCAGCTTTACGTACGGGAACAAACCCGTATGGAGAGGCTGTACTTGCCATTTATTTCACCTATTAAATTGATTTAAGTTCCGTTACCAAAGGTAACTTTTGACCTACGGTCGTTAAACAACGGCATCCGTGGGTCGTTCTCTCGCATTAGGCTGTTATCTACTGATTGCATCTGCGCTTTACTTTGGTCATTGTAATAAGTATTGCGTTCGTCAACCATTTCAACGGGGGCTTTACATAGCATTAGTCCACCGATTATCAAGTTATCCTTGAACTTTTCGTTCTCTATAGACACAAGAGTAATCTCTGGGTGGTCTGACGCTTTTACTGGCTCCCAACCTTCGCGTAATTTTGATGATACGTTAGTGGCGTCAACAGTGCCTTGCGTGCTCACCCGAATCCAGCGAAATGCATAGCCCGGCTCAGGATTAGGAGAAGGTAATACTTCTGGTCTAGTCCAAGCCGCTTTGCGGGCCGTTTTTTCACGGGTAGTGTCTTCACGCTTAATTTTGTTTTCAGCCATCATACTTTCCTCATCTCTTCTGCAACCTTTTTGGCGTATAAGTCTAAGGGCACACCAAGTTTTTTAGCTATAGCCACCTGTGTTTGCGTTAATCGCACCTTTTTAGGCGCTGTGCTCCGCGTAGCGGGGGCAACCACATTAGACTGTCGCTTACTTGATTTTTCCTCTAACTCTTCAGTTTCCTCAAATTCTTCGGGAAATGTATTTCGCATACGAGCATTAATAGTCTCGTAGTATTCATCGCTACCGGTGTCCACACCTTGTTTAACCAACTTACTGTGTACACCCATAGCATAAGCTGTCATCTCGTCATCGGAGCCGAACCAAGAATTTTCATTTGCCCATTCGGACGCTTTGGTATCTGACTGAATCGGAGCTTCTTGCGGTATTTGTACAGGAATTTCTGTTTGTTGTAAAGACTCTGGCTCAAAATCTCCTAGTTTATCTGCCTTTATCTTAGCGTTTGTTAGTTTTTCTTGTGCATCTAACAGTTTATCTGCATCTCCGGCCTCATACGCTCGTTTGTATGCCCGCTTTGCAGATAATACTTCTATAGCGGAATTCTTTTTAGCCTGCTCTAGTAAAGCTGCTTGATTCTTTTCTACGCTACCCTTTAACTTGTTGTTCTCATCAACAAGAGACTTAGCAAACGCTTCCATTTCCTGTCTTTCACGATGCGCTGATTCTTTAGCCCGTCGTTCGTCATGGTAGCCCTTACTAAAGTGTTGTATACGCTTACGGACTTTATCTGAGTAGTCTTCTAACTCCTCATCAGTAAGGTCTGTGGGAGGTGCAGAAGCCTTGCGCCCCCTATCTGCTTTCGGCGTATCGTCTACAATCTCAAGCTCTACCTCTACTTCTTTTTCTTCTTCGGCAGGCTTTTCTTCTGGAGCGGGTTTACCAGATATGTCAATTTCTATAGCACTAGAGTCTTCTATCTCTATACCTTTGTCTTCCTGTTCATCAGGAAAGGTGTATTCTACTTTTTCAAATCCCATTATCTACTCCTCACACTCGTGTAACGCCACGAGGATCGTTTACCACTGCTTCAATTGAATCATCATTCATCAGACGATATTCAACGCCACCTACTCTAAACCGCGTACCAGTATTGGCACGGAACATTACATAGTCCCCCGTCTTACACCAAGGGCCAGTAGGAAAACGCTCTTTATCAGAATACGCTTCTGCACCCATATCGAGTACAACTCCAATAGTGGACATGATGTATTCGTTATGCATGTCATTACTGGACTTGAGAATGCCGGTTTCGCCATACGTATTCTCTACTTCTGGCATGGCTACTAAGACTCGGTACCCCACGGGAGTGGGTATTTGGAGGTCAAGCTCTTCGTCGTTTTCTGCTTCTTTATGTACTATCGTTAGATCAGTCATCGTCATCGTCCATATAGTTACGCGAGAGGTCATTTACATGGTTCAGACAGGAAGTGAGACCTCGTAGCATTCCTGTTATTTCTTTATACTGAGCGAAGTCTTTAGCTCCCCCATTACTTAGAAATTCTGTTGCAGAGGACATATCATCCTCGATTTTATTCTTGAGCACGTCAAAGACGGTTTTAGCCATTATTTATTCCTTGCGCTTTTTATCGACCCCACTAGTTGCTTTCATTAAGTCTAGGTCGAGTTTAGTATTAGCTGTCCTTCTATCCGCAGCTAGTTTAGCCCCAGCCTTCTGAGCATCTATTTCCAACTCCTGTCTTTCGATTTCGAGTTGTTGCTGATCCATTGCCGCGTCAGCTTGATCTTTTTGCGTTTTGCGCTGTAGCTCTGCTTGTTTAAGCTGCATATCGGACTGGTCTTTCTGCGCTTTGCGCTGCACTTCCTGCTGCTTAACCTGTAGCTCTGCTTGTTGTATCTGGAGTACGGGGTCTTGCTGCTGTTGCTGCGCTGCTTTCTGTGCTGCTTCCTGCTGATGTTGTTGCGTAAGCTGTTTACCACCCTCCGATATGAGCTTAGATAGATGAACTTCAATCTCTTCAGGTAGCTCTTCATTCGGTGGTGGTAGGGTAACGCCTAGCTTGTCTTCCATCTGCTTGCGGTATCTGAACCCTATATGCTCGGCTAAGTGAGCTTGTAACGCAGCCATAATCTGCTGTGCCTGTGGGTTCTGACCGATAGTTTGAGCAACCATAGGGTCTTGCATAAACGACTGGTGCGCCGTTATATGTGCTTCGTGGTCTTGGTTCAAGAACGCTTTTATAGGGGTACCTGTTAGCACGTTCATGTTTTCGCTTACGGGGTCAGTAGGTCTAATATCATCTTCCGTAGGGACTAACTTATCAGCGTTCTTGACGCCGAGCACTTCAATCATCTGGCGATGCAATTGAGGGAGGTTGTATATCTGGGGTGCTTGTTGCGACATCTGCAACACTGCTTGGTACTGTACTACTCGCTGCGCCATCGTAGAGCTATTGGGATCACTTACAGGAATCACATCGACCATAGCGTAGTCGGCTTGACGCGCTGACACTTCACCTCTATTAGGTATGTAGTCGTAATCTATCGACGCTTCTTCAGCCATTATAGCCTTGAGCATCTTAAACTCTAACTTCATAGCATAGTGTACACGAGCTTGTACCGCTGCCATTGGTTTTAACGTGCGCTCCAGTAGCGCCAACGTAGTTCCTACAGGGGCATTAGCGGACATGTCAGATATGTTCATATCACTGATAGCACCTAAACGACGGCCTTCAGTAGTTATCTGATTAAGTAAGGACAGCAGGGTTTGACTAGGTTCTTTGTATGGCAGGGGCATGATGTTTTCACGGATGCTGCCTGATGGCACATCAACGTCTTTAAATTCTCCCGGCTCTATGGGAGCATCATCACCTTTAATACGTAACCCACGGGACTTCAAACCTCCCGGTAAGTTAGCTAACGTACCAGCGTCCACTAGTTGCCGTATAATCGACGTTCCTGCTTTAGCGTACCCCCCTACTATATGTATCAACCCAAGCCCGTAGAAGCCAAATCCCGGCACGTACACGTAATGTACAAAGTGCTGACGCTTCATATTGAGCATGTCTGACTCGTCCCAATTACGACGGATGGCAAGTATCTCTCCTGTGCCCCGTTCAATTGTAACGATGTAAGGTTTTGCTAACCCGTCTTCTTCATCCACACCCTCTATATCAAGTTCAGCATGAATCTCGTAAACGGTATACCGGTCATCGTCGGTGATGTCGTAACCACCTTCTTCGGCTTTTTTCTCTTCAATGTCTGTATGGAATGGGGCTGGCTCACCCAACTCTATGCCAGAGTAGAACCCACTAACTTGTAGGCGCAACATTTCATTCTTGGTCTTACGCATTACATGAGTAACACGCTCTGCTGACTCTATGTTGGACGCGCCGTATGGTACGATAACGTCTTCTGCGGGAATGTAGATTGCTACTTGTCTACCCATAGTAGGGTCAAAGTAAACCTTCTTAAAGGCTGATCCCGCTAACCCTAGGCTGTATAGCATACGCTCGTGTTCAGGGCGATACTCAACCATGTTCTCTGTAAGCTCGTAGTTCATGTCGGCTTTGACACGCTCTGCGGCTTCTAACTTGTCTTTAGTTTCTTTGCCTAAGACCTTAACTCGTACAGGGCCAGCAGCAGGGAAAGTCTCACTCATGGTCTCTGCTTGAAAACGGATAGCGGCTTCAGCAAGCACGGTAGAGTTAACGCCACAAGCGCCTTGCCAAGGACTAGTACGCTCTTCGTACTTAAACCCTAAGATATCAAGTCCTTTAACGTAGGTGTCCGCCCACTCTTTACGGCTATCTACATCAGCGTCTACCATACCTAGTAGGTCACCTGCTAATTCGTTTAGGTAACCTTCATCTAACGCGTCTACTAGATTAGCATCGAAGTCCATTAGGTCAGCTTCTTCAGC